GCATAACGCCACGGTTTGATGCAAAAACCCTTACCTCATCAATTGTTACAAATGAATTCGCGCCAGAAACATTGGTTCCGTCTTCAGTGATTATTTGGATCGTCATAGATTATTCCTATTTATTTCCCTTTTAAATAACTACGTCTGACACTGGCATCTCGATGAAGCTTATCATTGACTTCATCGATACGGTCCCGGAAATAGTTCCGGTATGAACAACCCTGAGAAGGATTTCAGAGTTAGGCGGGATTAACAATTTCTTTCCGCTTTTGAAGAAAGTACCTCCAATTCCTGATATTGCGCTTGCACTACCTGAGCTCTCGAGATAATAATCTAAGAATCCCATTACAAGATCATATGTGCCGGATACAATTGTTGTAGCCCCTCCAACATTAACAGATGACTCAGTTTGTCTATTTACGAAAGCCATGTTTGTGCATACTCCGGGATAAATATTCGGCCCGTTATTTGCATAAGTGAATACACTACGGTTAGAGTCTCTGTTGTACATATATAGCGTTGATGCAAGTTTACCTGTTCCAGCGCCTGAAAAGTCGTAAACAGTAGTAATGTCCTCTATTGAAATAAAATTGTTTGGCCCTGTGCGAACCATGTAGTTTTTTATAGTTGTCTTTGTAATTCCAACATCATCAATAAATGCTGAATACAAATTACCTCTGGAAATAAGCCAATCATTTGACGGAATGGACATTGACGGAAAAGGATCGTTAGCAGATACCTCTTTGTATTTGTTATCAATACTGTCCCAAAAACTAAGTATCATGGCTATTATCTCAGGATGTTACGACAGCATCTGCTGACCATGCAGGTAGATTCTTTGCATTGGTATTTTTGTCAATCTTGATATTGTTGTGCACAGCAACAGGTGCCTTCACGTCGCACGTCTTTTCAAACGCGGCCGCTTCATCTTCGCGAAATGATTTTATTGCATCTTCAGCTGATGGCAGATGAGAGTACTCTGCCGGCACGATGCCAATCACACCATCACAGTCTTCTATCGTCATATCTGGCTTGATATGACGAAAATTCCTAAAAGAAACAGGGACTCCAAGACTGAATGCAGTCTTCATGTCAGCCTTATCAGGCATTGATCCGCTGATAAAATACAGTATTTTAATTGATTTCATAAATTACCTTTTTAAAAAAAGGCGAGGTTTTTTGCCTCGCCAAATGTGTATTGATTACTTGACTTTGACAATCACTCCAGCTAGGTCTTTATGCGATGTTGCATATCGATCCCAATTTGTAGCAATCACAAGCGCGGCATCAGTTGGAGATTTTCCTCCAGATGTCTTGTCCCAAGCGAAGCCTTTTACGCCCACATTATAAGACCACTCGGCCTGATAAGTCCGCGTAATATTATCCGACCCATTCTTTGACTCTTCGTTGAAATCAAAATCGTTATTTTGATCGACAATGATTGCTCCGGGAACAAGTCCGAGAGCCGCGTAATAATCAACTCCGACGCCGCCAGCTTCGTCAAGGAAAAGGGCTGGAGAGTCAGTCATAATCAGCAGCTTGCCGAATGGATCCCTAATAACATTGATATTTCCGTAAGTGAAAAGATTGCCAGAGTTTGTGATATTTTTCGAATAAAGATCAAACATCGACTTAGAGTGCATAACCCACGCTGTAATCTGTGAAGACATATCCCCAAATTTGGCTTGACCCTTATTCAGGTTAGAAAAAGACATAGTGTCTTCCGGGGAAGATAATCCTGTTGCGTTATGCACAACCTCGGCAACACCTGACAGGGCAGCGTATGATGCGCCTAGCGCGACGTTGAGCATGTCTGCCATAGTTGCTATAGCCAGCTGCTGACCTAGTGCAGTGCCTGCCACCTCAGGATTCATCTGGATCCATTTAAACTGGCCTGGATCCAGAGATACTGGCGGCGTACCAGCTGCTACCTTAACCATCGTGTCAACGATGTGGGCCATCGATTTTCCTGAGACAGCTCCAGTCCCGTACGCATTCCTTCGACGGACCAGCCCTGAGATACTCGCAAAAAAAGCGACGTCTGAATAGTCGCCTTGATGCGCTGCGCTGCGCAAGGTGATTGCGCCACCCGTGGCGGCGTTAAACAGATCGACCTGCTGACGCAGAACTTCAGTCATAGACGAATATGCGTATTCAGAATATACAGCCAGATTAGATAATGCCATTTTTTAGTGCCCCTTTTAGTGTTCTGTTTTTGACGCTGTGATAAGGTCCGAGAGAACTTTAGGACTCATAGTCGCTAAGTTCAACGGTTTTACAGAGTCGGGAGCACTGCCCGCTGGACTTCTTGATGTGCTACCGGCACCGCCGGTAGCCTTGGATGCGAGTATAATCGCAGAAAAATCTTTATTTGCAACAAATTCAGCAGAAAGTGCATCGATGCTCATGCTTGAGAGTGAACCGTCGGCACCAAGAACTCGAGTAACCGGGGAGTCACCATCAAAATCGGCGGCAAGGCGGGCTTTGATATGAGGCAGCATAATCGCCGGGGCGCTAGAGATTTTGGACGCAATCTGCATCGCAACATTGTCAACAAGCTGACTCTTAGTATGAGACGTTAGCTTTCCGAGACGGTCTTCGTAGCTAGTCTTCTGATCATCGATTTTCTTCTGCCACGATTTTTCAAGAGTCTGTATATCACCTTTCTTACGGGCGTCATCACTGCCCAGAGCGTCAAGTTGTTCCTGTGCCGCTTTGAGCTTAGCCTCGGCGTCACGCCGTAGCTGTACCTCACGGTCCTTCGCCCGCTTCAGAGCTCCATTATCTTCATCTCCGTCAATGTCAAGACGATATCCTTCGCCGTCCTCGATGTATTCGGACTTAAGATGATCCGGAAGATTAGCATGATCCTCTTTAGTCATTTTCTTTTTAAGCGCCATTTTTATTCTCCGTCTTTAATTAGTATGTAATTCGTTTTTTTCCTGAACTCTTCGAGAGTAAGTGCATTTTTCCCCGAATACTTCTGTAAATCCTCCGGCTTTGTTTTTCCTGATCTTAGCGCCTCTCCACCTGACTTCCCAAGTATATCATCCTGGACAATATCTGGCTGCCGCTTTATCCACTCGAAAAATGATTCAGCCTTTACAGTATCTGATTTTGTGCTGGGTGCGATATGGGACCGGCATCTTACGTGGGCTGGGGGCAGCGGTCCTTCTCCGTATTTGTATCTCTTGAGGTTGCGGCTTTGGCAAATTTCAGTTGTGCGGCTATCAATCACTGAGTGCCACGTATACCACTCAAATAGCGCTGACTGCACAGCAGACGTCGTTATAGCAGACACATGCTGCACTGCTGTAGCCTGCACTGCCGTAGCCTGTACAGCTATCCTTTGCATAGTAGATGAGGTGCCCTGTACTGCCTCAATGCTTGTGATATCTGTAATGGCTTGCGATACCTCATCGCCGTTAGCCCATGCCTTGCGCACCCCGTTCTCGACGCTCGCTTGCGCTGATTCGGCGAATGACTTTACAAATTGTATTATATTCGATCCAGTTGCAGGCAGCGGGGCTGATCTAATTGCCGACCACAATCTGTCATCTGCCCCAGTCACGGCAGAAATTCCGAGAGCAGCAGTAATGCCGGAGCCTTTATTTTCTTTTATGATATATTTTATTGATTCATTATCAGATGGTATTTTTATTTGTTCTTCGTCATCAGGTGCTGCTATTTCTTTATGAGCTACAGCATATACTTTCCTGCTGACCTCAAGGTCAACGCCCATAAAGTCCTTGAGCTTTGCCATTAGACTATCTATGTATTTTGAATAAAATCTTCCCTGTATTTCACTGATCGAACTTAATAGCTTATTAAGCTCTGATCTTGAAAGCTCACCTAATGTCTTGTATTTTACTCGACCAAGCACTGAAGAAAGCAAAAGCGACAGAGACAAAAACGCCTTATCTGACTCTTCATTTATCTTGTCTTTTACTCCCTCCGTATATGCCTGCTGCCTAGTTGATATATCGTATAGACGATAATTATCTAGTGAGTCTGTAGCCATTATTAATTTCCATCGCCGTTATTTGTATTTTTAGAGAATGATATATCTTCGGCTATCGTGTCTTTTGCCGCCTCGTCGTCCTCTGTTGCAATTCCGGAATTGCGCAAGACTGCGCGCATCTCTCCGAAGGTGATCGCACCGGTCTGCCACTCTTTAATTGTTTGCGCGCGGTCCTCAGGAGTAGCTAGCCCAATGTCAAAGTCGGTGTTTAGCGAAAATACGATGCCTGAGCTATCAGCGCCAGTGAATATTGCGCACCACTCAAGCGCCCTTACGTAAGCAGCAGACACATTATTTGCAGTGTTTGCGAGTTCCGAGCTTTCGCTCGTTGCGTCAAGGCTTGCCTCTGTCGCCGTGCGCTGCACCTGCTTTTGCTCGACAAGCTTAGCGCCGAGCGCCACCATCTGCCTCTCTTTTGTATCCATCGCCTCCTTTATCATAGCGTTTGGCGCGGCTTGCAGTAGCTGTGCATCGCCGCCAACCGGCAGTGGTATCCCGCCGCGCGAGCCGAAGGCAATCGTCCCTTTTAGCACATTATTTACCCACTCCTCCGTCACACCTGTGATAACTGGCGTAGGTTGCCCAACCACGTAGCACGATTCCTCATAATCAGCGCTGTTGCGATAGTGGGAAATATTAATGCTGGCAAGGTCATAAAAAACAGGATTATCAGGGTTAGAGTCATTATTTTCGGACCCAATAAAACTGAATGGGATTTCCCTTAGCCGCAATCCTTTTGAGTCACGCGGATAATATTCCTGCGTCTTGACAAAATTACCTTT